TGTTTGAGCTGTATTTGCAGTAGATATACCTTGATTAAGTTGTAATAAATTAACTGCGTCTGTATCTTGTGTCGCTGTTTCTACGTTAGTTACTTTTTTACCACCAGCATTAAAGTCTCCGACCATAGGTACAGAACCATCTGTCTTAAGAAAACCAGCAATGTTATCATCTACATATTTTTTGGTTGTGGCATCTTGCGCATTTGTAGGGTCTTGAACATTAATTATTGGGTTGTTACTTGCGTCTAGTCCTACAGGTGTGAAGTTAATACCAGCGTCAGTATCATCTTTTGCTTCCTGGAGTCCATACAATAACTGCAATACAGCAGTATCGAGGTCACTAGCTGTTAATGTCGAACCATCTACAAAATCCACCAGGGCATTAAGCAATGGAGTTTCTCTACTAATTAATATTTCTATTCCTGTTTTCGGTGCGCCTGTAGTTTCTTGCTCGTTAGTTGCTACAGAGTTAAGAGGTGCGAACTCAATAGTAGTGTCGTTTATATATACAAAATTAGTATTAGCTATTTGATTTAAAGATACAATAATGTGATCCTTTTTAACGTATGGAAAAGGAATTTGAAATTGTCTTGTAGTTCCGTCTCCAGAACCTTGAAATTGAGCAAAAGGCATTAACCTGTCCTAACGTCTGTGTTTACTATAGATCGCCATGCTTCGATTTGATTTGGGAAATCTTTTCTTGCTTGGCTTACCTTTTTATTCTTTATAACATTTAAGTTATCTAAATGCTGTAAATGTGGGTATCTTTTTTTCATTATCTCTCTAGCTGCTTCTCTATATTCATCTATTATAGCTTTTACTGCTGTTAGCTTATATAGAGTTTTAGAGTTTAATATTGCGTCTGCTGGCAAACCATCTGCATTAAGTTTAGGGTCATAATCAGGTAAACTTTTATATCCATCTGATCTAAAATATTGTTCAAGTTTCTGAGATAAAGTAAGTCCTTCTGAATTTGTAACTTCTTTAGTCATTATTTTTCTAAATTCCATTAGCTCTTGATTAGACATTACATATCCTGGAATAGCTAAACTGTTTTTAGTGCTAAATCTTGGATATGCTCCCTCTCCATGTAACCTTGATAATTCTTTGTATATAATTCCGTTTCTTTCTTTAGTTGGTCTAAACATTGCTAAAGGATGTATGTTCATTACTAAAGCTCTTAATAAAGGATTTTTTATTTTTTCTGCACCAAAAGCATAGTCATATACTAATGGCTCTCCAAATATAGGATCAAGTTCAACTACTGCTCTTTCTGGATCAGTTTGAAATCCTGGAACACTAGAAAGCATTTCTCTATAGAGATCAACAGCAAAACTTATTGGCAACCTTTTTCCGTCTTGGTCGGTATGTTCTTTTATCATATACCTCTTATTATCGAACCCTATCTTGGTTGTTCTTAACTGAGCAAGTGGCATCTTTACAAATCTAGCTAAAGTCATTTCAAATAAATTTCTTTTTCCTGTTTGTCCATACCTTTTACCACCTAAGTCATCTTTACTTAATTCTTGTATTAAATCCATAAAGTTACCAACATTAGCCATTACACTTTTTCTGAAATAACCTACAGTATTTTCTTTAACAGTTGATAGCAATGCTCTACCCATAGTTCCAGCAGCGTTTTTCGCCTGGTCAAAATCATCAAAAGTTCTAAAAACATGAGCATTAGCCAAAATAAATCCTTCTTGCAATGTATCGCTATAATTCATTTCCTCTTGTGAATCAAAAGCTGAATCAAAAGCCTCGTCTTGTGGCATCCTTTTTATAGCGTCAACATAACCACCTATAGCTCCAAAAATAAAACTAGCTGTATCAAACATATCCAAGCTATACCAATGCGACCATTCATGCGATCCTGGTAATCTAAATCTTACTGCGTTTGGAGGTCTGTGCATACCTCTATTTAGCTCCCTTCTATTTGGATTACTTGGATCTGGACCACTAAACTCAACCAATCCTGTAGCTACAGCTCCTACACCTACAGCAAATAATGTTTGAGAAGTAGCTATTTCTCCTAAAGCTCTTTCTCTTTGGAATAAATCTTCAGATGTAATATCTCTCCAATACGAGTCAACTATTCTATTTGTTGGTAAAGGTAGATGACGTAAAGCTGATTTAACAAGGTTAAGAGGCGTTCTGTTTGTAGGAAAAACGACTCCCATAATAGGCGCAGCCCTGGTTAAATCTTTAACACCTTTCGAGGGCGCATTTAAAAGTGTTTGTCCTAACCTATCTAATCCGTTTTCTTGTCCGCCAAGACCTAAGAAACTAGGTGCAGTAGGTTGACTAGCATCCGTAAAGTAATCCAAATTATTTTCATCTACGTCTCTTATATAAGTTTCGGCAAATTCTAATATATCTTCTGGCTCTGTATATCCAAGCTCTTGCGCCCTTCTTATTCCGTATTCCATTGTTCTTTTATTTCTATCTACCTTAATGTCGTCAGTAAAGTTTACATAATCAATAGCCTGTCTAGCATGAGTACTATCCATAAATCCGCCTTTTATTACTGAACCATCTGGCATTTCAACGTCAGCCATTGCCCTGGTTAATGCAGCTTCCGTTTTCTTTTGCGCTTCTGCAAAAACTCTTGGATCGTTCATATCGAAACCAGCTTTCATCTTTAAGAAAAGTTCTTGTTCCATAAGCCTGGCGTATTCGTAAGCTGGCGCAACAGACATACCGATAAATGTGTCTAAGCCACTCATTAACCTTGAAGCTCCAGAACCCAATACAATTCCACCTCCTCTAGCAACTCCTTTTATGCCTTTAGTAACATAGTGAGCCATTAAAATTACAGGGTTTGTTGTTGCAGTTGTATATCTTTTAGGGACTTTTCTGTCTTTACCTAACATTCTTTGCGCTTCTCCTTCTATATCTTGCTGGCTATACATATCAAATCTTCTTATTTTTGGCGCTTTGTTTTTGCTTAATGGCGAGTATGTACTATTTTCCATGTAGCCTTTGTTGATATTTCCAAAAACTTCGTCATGTTTTATAGCTGATAAAGCAAGTCTAAAACTGTTTTGCGTACCAACAAACATTTTTAAATACATTGCTAAATTTAATTTTTGCCTCATTTCTGCCATTTTTGCTCCTTCCATATCTCCAGCTTTTAACGCTTTTCTCTTTGTATAACCAGCACCCATATATTGCGAATATGGCAAAGTCATTGCTCTAAATAAGCTACCGCCTAAAACTTTTCCTAAAGTGGAACTATTTAAGAAAATGCCATTTCTTGCAACAGCAGCTATTTTTTCTTGCACTAATTTGCCAGTATTTACAGTATCTAAACCCTTAGCAAAATGACTCATAAAATTATCAAATGATGCTGTTCTATCTCTATAAAGATATAAACTTTCTGCAATGACATCTAAAATAGCTTGCGCCTCTGGAGTTGGCTTTCCATTCATAATTGAGTCGTAATCTTTTTTGTCCATTAAGTTTTTAAATATATCTTCTTGTTCTAGTACAGCTTTCTCAAATGATCCTGGAATAGAAGCCTGGTATGGCATATCCTGTCCTTCAACTTCCGCAGCTTTTGAATTAATTATTATATTTGCCTGGTTTGAGTCTGGAACATAAATCATATCTCCCTGCTGTCCAAGTTCAAATCCATCAAGTCTTACCCCTTGATATTTTTTCTTAGCTAAATAATCGAATAATACTGATTTTTGTTTGTCAGTTAATTTTTCTCCTTGTACTGCACCAACTCCTTCAACATCAAGCTCTTTAAATAGTTGAGATAAAGTTTTGTTTTGTGATGTTAAATCTAAGATAAGCATAGTTGCTGGCACTTGACCTTCAATTACACCTCCTGTAACTCCAGGCTCACGACCTTCACTAACTGACTTAAAGTATGTACCTTTACCAAGTCCCTTATCTTCAACCATTCCGCCTTTTTCAACTCCTTCGTTTAAGGCTTTACCACCAGCTCCTAACTTTGGTTCTTGTATTTCGATCTTTGCGTAAGGCTCAATAAACATTTCTTGCTTACCAAGAAAATCCATTTGTTGCATCCTTAAATACTGAGCCGAAGGTCTATTAACCTGAGCTATAGCTGTACTTATTTTCATTGCATCTTCCCATAAACTTATTAACAATCTTTTTGAAGTTACATCTTGTGGATTCATTTTCACATCTAACGCTACTTGTTGCATCTGCATAACCTGTGCGTCTCTTTGTAATATGACAGCAGCCTGGGCAACTTGTCTTTGCAAAGCATTTGAATCTCCATTCATAGCTTGTTTATGTAAATTAAATATTTCTTCTGTTCTGTAACCATTTTCTGCAACAACCCTAGATGCAAGCCTGGTAATTTCTTCTACATTAAATGAAGGTACATTTGTAGCATCTTCTCTACTACCAATTTGCTCAAATAAAGTATTTTCTATAGCTTTATTGTTTGCAATAAGATCGACTTGATCGGTAGGAATATAAACTTTACCTTCAGGATTTTGCCTTCTATTAATTAATCTTCTATACAAACCTGTCATTGCTTCTTCAATGCTCATATCTCCATCACGAATAGCTGTCTTTATGGCCTCTAAATTTCCAACAAATTCATCTGGATCTAACTCAAAACTTGCTGGTTCTGGAGCTGTATTTCCTGGTGTATTTTTAGCGTAACGGAAAGGTCTAGGAGTTCTTGTCGCTAATCTTCCTTCCTGTGCGTCTCTAAAAATTTCTTTATATGATTTAAAACCGAACCCATTAAGTTTGTTGTTTATTTTCTCGGCAATCTCCTTAAGTTTTTCAAATGGTTGTAACCATGTAGGTTTTTTAGCATAGTCAAGCTGATCGAATACTGAGAAAGCAAAAGCCTGGACTTCTCTTTCACTCATTCTTTTAGGACCATATAAAAGAGATTGATGTCTTGGATAGAAAGATGCAACTATTTCTCTTAATTTTTTATCAACTGCTGGACTATCTAATAGTCTTTGCTCTTTAAGAGTCAAATATCTATCTTGTATTCTATGGAATGATTCATGTCTCAATGTCTGCATCATTGATCCAAAGTCTTGAAAATGACCTTTAAAAGTCATTGCAAGAATAATTAAATCTTTTGCAGGGGTTGATCCAAACTTAAATACACCTTTAGCTCTGCCAGTTTTACCTATTGCAGATTCGGGGAAGCCATAAGCTGCTGCTGATTTTGCAGTTATTTTGGGTTCTATCGCATCAACAAGACGTAAGTTTTGAACATTTGCGCCAGCTATTTCTCTAGCTACATCTACTAATTCTTGCGCTTGCTGTTCCGTAAGTAGAGTATCTACATATACATGATCGTTACCCATGTTTGTGTATAGATCATCTTCTAAAGCAAACTCCAATTGCTCGTCATTTTTAGGATCAAGCGGATCAAAATTCTTAGGGTTAGTCGAATCTTTATATTCTTGGTTGTATTTATCCTGGAGTTTTTTATTTGCTTTTCTAATATTTTCTCTTTCTATGCCTGGCAAATCTGCATCTAATTCAAAATCTGGATCATCAACTCTAGGATCTCTTTGTACATATCCACGACCATCTACATAATTACCTCTAATATTTACTGTGCCATCTGCATTAACGCTACCTTTTTTGTTTATTGGCTCCATCATTATGTCTGCATAAGCCATTGTATTTTTTACAGAAATAACTCCATTTTTAGGACTTGCAACTTTTAATCCTTCCTTCATCCTCATATATGCTTTATGTCTTGCTCCAGAACTAATCCCAAGTTCTTCTAAGAAAGCATTAAATTCAGCATCTTTTTTAGACTTTCCTTTCCATCTATTACCTGTAATATAAATAGCTTTATCAATATCATTAGCAAATTCAAGTGTGTACTGGCCATATCTAGGTTTTGCTGATCCAGCCCATCTAGTAGAACTAAAATCTAAATTAGGGTATTTAGCTTTTAAGGTTGGAAACATCAAGTCAAAACTTATATCATTTATTTCCTGAGCAGTATTAAATGTGTAACCGCCATCAGTTGTATATGGAAAAGTTTTTCTTTTTGCAGTTGTTTGACTAGCTTTAAGGACTTCTCCAATTTTTGAATGGTTTTTATTTAAAGATCCGTTGTTAGCTTTTAATTCTTCTTTAATATCTTTTATAGACTTATCTGAATATGTATCAAGTTCTGGTTGTTCATTAACAACCTTGTCTATTTCCTTGTCTGGAATAGGATCAGGTCTTTCGTTGTTTAATATATTTTGTGCCTTTGCGTTTAACTTAGCATCAACTTCGCTTTGCACCCTTACTGGTTCAGATGCGACCTTAGTTAAAGGAGCATCATCTTGTCTCATAGTTGTCATTATGAGATCAAAATTATCCTTTACCAACATAGTTGCTGATATTGGACCAGTTTTCATTTGTGCTGCTAGATCATTTATTAAAGCGTTTGTATCTGAAACTGAATAGGCTAATTCTTCAAACCTTGCAACAGCTTTTTCCGCTTCTAATTTTTTATCTATTGATTCGTCATAAGCTATTTTATTGCCTTTTATTTGCTCGATAGCAGCCTTTTTATTTTTTTGCGTTACTGCCTTTAATCCACTAATTTTTATTCTTAGTTCTTTTAAAAATTGTTCAGCAATAGCTGTTATTTCTGGTAAGTTATTTTCCATTGACCATTTTTCTAGTCCAGGTAAAGTTCCTTCCGTAACAGTTTCTACTGTCCTAGTAGATGCCAGCATTATCTGTCTTATTCTGTCTCCACTAAACTTAGGATTTTTAGCGTATTTGTTATAAACAAAATTAATTGATGTTTCACTAGCTCCTTCTACAGAACCTAACGCTACACCTTTACTAAATGGCAATTCTCCAGAGCTAACTTTGTCTAATAAATATTTAGGCAATCTTGCTAATTGATTACCTTCTATCATTTCTTTACTTGTTAAAGTTATTCCTTTTGTCGCTAAATCTTCTAAAGTGTCGCCAGAACTCTGCATATACTTGGCAACGTCTAATGATGTTAGCTTTCCTCCTGTTGTACTTTGAGCAAGGTTTCTTAATACTGCAATTTGTTGCGCCTCTTTTACAGTTCCAGCTTGGATAAATCGAACATCTATTTCTCCTATTCCTGATCTTTGGGCGAGGTCGAGCCTGTTGTGACCATCAACAACATATATTTTGCCGACCTCTCCAAGTTCTCCTGTTGTATCTCTCCATACTGACAACAAATCTGCCAACATAGGATCAAAAACTTCTACGTCTCTTAAAGATCCGCTAATTCCTTTTTTACTAAGTTTACCTTCCGCCTTTGGTTGAAATATATCTGGTCTGACAATTATATCTGAAAGTTTTAATTTAGAAATTTCGCTACTTAATGGAGCAGCCAAGCCAACACTTTGACCTAGTTCATTACTAAAAGTTCTATCTTCGTCAGGTCTAATTTGCGCTTGTATATTATTTTCTGTTTGTAAATCTTTAGCAGCATTTCCAAGCTCTTTCATTTTCTTTTTAGCTATTTTTTCTGCTTTTATAGCCTCTTTTTCTAAATCAATTTTTTGCTGTTCTGTATATCCTGTTTCCCATTCTGGTTTTCTTTGGTATTGACCATAATGTTCCTGTATATCTTTCTTGGTTTTTGCTTCTGGATTATTTATTTTTATTCTATTTGTTGTTGTATTGTCGTCATTAAGTTCTGGTATTTCAGCATCTACTTCCTCAGGTTTTTCTATCTTAGTTTTTGCTTCTAATTCATCTTTCTCTAATAATTCTTTTTGTGTTTTTTCATAGAAATTTCTAGCTTCTAATTCCTTTCTGATGCGATATGCGTTATCTATAGCAGCATTAGCTAATTTCCATTTTGCTAAATAAGTAACTAATGGCTCTATAACTCTTGCTTGTGTTGTATCTATAAGAGAAGCTAGTGTATTTTTTGCTAAAGAATATCCGTAGTCTTGCGCTGTTTTTGCATTTATACTGTTATCCAATAAAGACATCTGAGAATATCTGCCTGGATTAAGTCCTGGAAAAGTTCCTTTTGTAAATCCAATTCCGAATTTTGTTGGGGTTGATATTGCTTTACCACCGACACCAAAAGCAATTCCCATAGGTATGCCATTAATAATTTCATTAACAAATATAGATTTTAATTTTGCTTCAATATAGTTATCTTCTAGCCTTCCGTTATTGTTTATAGCGTCTGGTAATAAATTATCTGCTAAAGAAGGTTGATATGGGTCGCCTATCAATGTCTCAGCTATAAGAGAATTTCTTGCTCCTTGTATTCCTTCTTTAATAAGAAATTTTGAAACTTTACTTACTCTTGGCATATTGCCTGTCATCCAAGCAACTGCCCTAGCAAATTGTGGAGATCCAGCTTTTGCTTGATTAAATACTTTAGCTGCATATACATATTCATCTGGAAGTCCTGGAGTCAAAAATTTAGCAGCAGCAAAAGTTAAAAAGAAAGGAGCTGCTTCTCCAGCAAACGTAACTGAAAAATCTGCTACTGGTCTGCCTGTATCTCTTACTGGAAAACCACCAACAATTTCATCCATAGACTTGCCTTCGCCCATTAATAAACCCCAGTTCTCTCCACTCAATCTGTCTGAACCATCCATAGGGTCGTATGCTGGAATATCTTTAACCGCAAAAGGATCTTCCCCTTCCATCAAATCTTTAAACAACGTGTTAGGGCTAGACCTCATTGCGCCAGTTTCCATAGCTTCTAAAATGCTCATTCTGGCTTTTTTGCCACCTAATTCCTTAAGAAAAGCATTAAAACTTTTTTTATCTATTCCAGCTTTCATTGCCTTTATTGATAAAGCTGTTGCGCCTACTGGATCTCCTGATAACATTTCAGCCATAAAGCCAGGCATATCCTGTCTTAATGCGTCATTAACAGTATTAGTTAAGCCGACAGTACCACTAATAACACCTCTATCCGCTATACGAAAAAGATCTCCTATGCTATTTCTTAATCTATGTTGACCTCTTAATTCTTCTGGCGCATATTCGCCTCCGTAATCTTTAGTAAAAATATTTAACTTGTCGTATAAGCCTAAAAATGGTGTAGATGTTTTAGTATCTTTTCGCCCTGGCTCTTGGAATTTTTCTTTATAATATTGATCTGACTCTATCTGATCTTTATTTATAACCTCTGGATTATAATTACTTGGCTCTACCTCAGTAGTTTCATCAATTAAAGTTTTATTATCTTCATTATAATTTTCATTGCCAAGCTGATTTCTTTTAAGTTGGTCAAATTTTTCAAGATATTTAGAGCTGGCTATAAGCGCTTCTTCATTGCCACCTGGGTTAGCTGCGTCTAGTAAACTGTCTGTCATCTAATTTCCTAAGACTCCACTTATTTGCCATGCCTCTATCTTATCTAATACTTCTGCGTATGTCTCCAATCCATTTAAAGTCTCTAAGAATGGTTGTATTTCTCCCCAATTTTGTAGTTCTTTGGGAATAGATGGATGACTCCAGTTAATACTAAAAGTTGGAGGATTTGTACTATGTGTGGTAATAGCCTCGGAGTATTCAGAGTTTGTAAGAATAGAACCTCTAACTTGATCGTTAATTAAATCTCCAAACCTACCATTATATACAGTAGAAACTTGACCTAGTTCAAATAAAACTTCTAATCCTTTTTGCGATTTTTTAAAAGAATTATCAAATTTTTTTGTTTGTTTATTAATTTCTTTCTTTAACCAACTCTCTCCTTTTTCTTCTAACAGCTCTTTGTATGCTTCACTTTCTGGATTAAGTAGTTGCCTGTAAAGGTTAATGTCATCATAAGTAGTCTCTCCACTAAATAAAATATTTTTTACAAACTGAACAGCACCTTTACTATTTAAAAGATATGGATTAGGAGAATTTAAGTGATTTACAAATTCGTAATTATCTGAACCAGGCATTATTTCATTAACATTAATTTTATCTAATTTACTTACGAAGTTTTTATTGCTTCCATTTACAGGACCATAATTCTCTTTAAATCCATTTTCGTTAGTATCTGAAGGATAAAAGAAACTTTTACCAAGACTATTATCTACATCTATTCCATATTCTTCTTTCATTCTTTTTGCAAACGTGCCATTTGCTATATCTTTCTCCACTCTTTCCACTAAATCTTTTGCACTAACTTGTCCGTCTTTAGAAGCAGTTACCATGTCGCTATACAGCTCAGTAAGATATGCGTCAAATTCATCTTCGTAAGTTCCCCATTCTGCATATCCCTCTGTTTTTAAAGCAGGGTTACGATCTTCTACTGCCTTGTCAAACTTAAATTTTAATTCGTCAGTAGCGCCATCTATTGCATTTTTTACTTCGCCTTTTACTAGCTCATTATATTTAACAATCATGTTTTTAGTTCTACCATAATTGTTAACTAAAGTATCTCCATAAATTCCATTCATATTGCTATAGTTAGCCATAAAAATTCGACATTGTTTAGAATTTTTTTTGCCACTACGAATACATTGATTTAATTCTGTTTCTAGCACCTTAACGTCATTAGCAAATTCTGTACCAGTTAAGCCATAGCCTAAATTTACTAAAGCAAGTTTTCTTTGTTTATCTAAGGCTTCCTGTTGGCTGTATTTTTCGCTTGGAGATAAAGATGAATTTTGTATTTCTTCTGATAATCTTTTGTAATTTTCTTCAATTAAAGTTCTTGCTTTTTTGTAGCCAAGTCTTACATTAGAGTCCGCTTGAACTACTCCTGGAGTACCTTCACTATCGTATGTAATTAAAGCGTCTTTTAATTTTACTTCTTCTCCATTAACTTCAATTGTTAAATCATCAATTCCTTTTACTAAATCTGTTGAAAATCTAGTTTCTAACGAAGTTTTGTCAGCTTTGTTTAAATTGTCTCTATCTCTAACAATGGTTTCAACTATGCCTCTTAAATAATTTTTACCTCCAAGACTATTGATCCAGGCAAATTCTGGCCTAATTCTTGTTTTTCCGTCTATAATTTCCCATCTACTGTTTTCTGGACCAATAGCAATTCCCATAAAATCTTCTGTACCAAGAGCTAACTTACTAAATTCTTCATAAAGAGAGTCGGCATCTAAATTTTTATACAAAGGATTACGAGCTAAAGTCTCCCAAAGTAATTTATACATATTTGCTTCTGAATCTTTTGAAAGCCCTAACTTCCTTACGTTTGCTACAATCTTTCCAATTTGTTCATTTAATTGACTAGGCGTTTGATTAGCATTTTCAAGTAAATTAATGTTAGAAACTATTTCTGCTTGCCCTAATTGTGTAGTGTTTTCTAAATAAGTTTTTGTTTGACTTGCTCTGTCATTCATTCTGTGTTGCAAAATTTGTGGTTGCAAATTGTTATGTTCAAAAATTCCTAATTTTGCATCTTTATATATAAATTCGTTATATGCTTGCTTGTATCTTGGGTCGGCAGGGTCTAATTCCGCTAAAGTAACTTGCGCATAAATAGGAGTTACACCATCACTTTCAAACTGTAATTCTCCTTTTTGGTTGCGAAGTTGTACTGGCTGTCCTTCATCATCTAACTGGTCAACTGTCTCTTTTAATTTGTATTGATCCCATTGAGTTAAATTATCTAAAACTTTTCGTTCATTCGACAAAGAAGTAATTGTATTTCTTAATCGCCTATTGCTTTCTATCTCTTGTAAAACCTTTTTTGCATCTTCTATTTCTTGTGTTTTTTCTAAACTAAATTCTTTTCCTGGTTCGGCTTCTATAGGTTGGTTTATTATTTTGTTTAATTTATTAATAGTTGCCTGTAATTTGTCTGCTGGATTTATGTCTTGACCATCATTGCCAATTTGATATGTGTCAAGAATTTTTGCAGCTTCTAAATTAAGAACACCTTGTTCTTTAACTCTTGCCTCTGTATAGTTTCCAGGTAATTGAGCAAGCTCTCCTTTTACAGTTTTAAAAGAATCGAGCCAAGCACCAAATTCGTTATCTTTAGCTTTTTTAGTATCATCATAAAAGCCTTCTACACTTGGCAAGTCAAGTGTAGGTACTAGCTTTGGCTCAGTAGGAGTTGAGTAAGTATTTCCATACCATCTAAAATTTTGTATTTGCGGAGTTTTAAATGATAAATCTACCTGGCTAACGTCTCCAGTAGATTGACCAGTAGCAAGTTGACTTCGCTTTTGGTTTGCTTTTTTCTTGGGTTCTGCATCCCCTTGAGTGTAATTCAGTTTTTGTCTTGCCATTAAATTACCTCAAAATCTACGTCTAATTTACTGTAATCAACAGCTAAATAGCCATTAAGTCTGTGAATCGCATCAGGTCTGCTAGTAACTAGATCATGTGCCATCACTCCTCGATAACGTGTTGTAGGATCATTCTTGTAATTAAATTCATAAATTGGATAACCTTTTGGAGATACGCCTGTTCTAACTATATTCTCTTTAAGCCTTATGTCACTAGGAGGAGTAGGAGTATTGGCTTGAATTACAGCTTGGTTAGCTTTAACACCATAGTAAGTATTAAATCCACCAACAACAGCACCAGCCATACCAAGTGCGTATGGACCAAAACTAGGCTTAGGTATGCGTAGTGGTTTAACTGGATCAAGATAAGTTTTCTTAAGATATGTTCTAGCAGATCCCCTTCGAGAAGCCCGATCAGCCTGTGCATCAAGTCTTTGCGTTTGAGATCCTTTAAGTGCAAAGGCAGCATTTCTGTTTGTCACAAAATCGGCTGCTGCTCTCGATCTTTCTATCTCAGCTAAAAGAGTCCAGGCATTTTGTCCAATACGTTGTGATGCTACTTCTCCTTTCTTTTGCAATGCTACTTTTCCTCTTTCCGTTTGTTCTTGCGCCCTTTGTTCTTGTATCTGCTGCTGTTCCATAGTGATCCTGGTCGAATCTCTTTCATAAGCCAAATCAGCCATAAATTCTGTATGCTGTATAAAATCCTCATTCATCTGCTTTCTAACATCTTCGGTCATTCTGTTAGATTGAGCCTGTAATAACTGACTTTGATAATTAAGGTTATTCTGTGCGTTTTGAAAGGCAACATTAGATTTGGCTTGTTGATAAGCCATAAACTGTTGTCCTACACCTAGAACTCCAGAAATTACTCCTAACGTAATTGCTTCACACATTAGTTAAATTTTGGCAAATTCATAAAAGAGACGACCCTCATATCCAAATGTAGCGTGTTCTTTGATGATTGAGAAACCCATGTACTTAATCCATTTTACATGAGTTTTATTTCGTGCATCTACATAATTAAATAATATTGGATAATTCATTTTAAATTTATCTAGTTCTATTGGGGAATTACGAAGAAAAGCTCTTACGTCTTGATAATCGCTAGTCATAGTTCTATGCCCTAACATCCATATCTTCCCCATATTTTTTCTAACTGGTATTACTCCATACATACCCATAATATTTCCTTTGCGCCCTACCATAGTCATACAAGGACTACTTCCAAAAAAACAATATATAAGACTACTTTTTGGTTCAGATCCAGAATATGCGTATATTTCTTCTATATCTTCTTGTCTCATATTGTCAGCAACTTCCACTATGTCATTAGGAACTGACCTCCGCCAATGGAATTTACCTATATTCGTCTTGCTCTGCTGTGTAACCATCCTTCCCATTCTGCTGATTGAATACGACAAGGTAGTGGGCTATCACTCAAAATTTCAACTTTTGTGTCGTTATTTTGAGCCATAACTGGCACTTTGAATTTACCTGTTAAGAAAGGCGCTTGACCTAACGCTGGAGG